CCATCCGTCTACGCTCTGCTCTTTCTTGGTCATCTTTAACTTTATCTTTTTGTGCCTGCAATATTTTTTCTGCGTTATATACAAAGTAGTTCCAGGAAGGATTTTCTGCAACAGAAAAATAGTACTCAAGTATATCGTAACATCCTGGAAGAGTGTACGACTCTACAAGCGCATCAGAAGCCCACTGCTCTACATTTAAGTTAAGAGATGGCTTTGATTCGTACCTTGCGGTATGATACTTGCTGTATCTTGAAAGCAAAGCCATGCGGTCTTTGCGTTCTGCCATTATCCTTCAGCAGCCTCAGACTGGGCTTCTAGAATCTTTGCTGTTAGTTTGTCTTCAACAAACTTGTATACACGCTCAAAAGACTGATCCACTGTCTCTCCATTGCGTGAACTATCTACTACGCCAAGGTCTAATCTTAGTGATTGAAAGTTTCCTAGGTTAAGTGTGTACCCTAGTGTTACGGATACCTTGGTTGGTTCATTTGTTACTACATAATTGCTGTCTGACATTTTATACCCTTCGTTAAATAGACTCATTCCAAATTGGAACAAATCGTCCATCTTCAGTTCTTCTATAAGTAAGTATACCATCGCCCATTCTGCGTGTCAACTCTTGTTTGCTTGGCGTAATATCATTAGTTATTAATTTGTCTTTTCTTGGTCTACCAATATGGTATGAAGCAAGTATATCACGAATCTCTCTTACCTGCGATTCCGAATAATATGACCTTACCTGAAAACCTCTTGCTCCACCCTTTTGAGATCCCGTTGGAAAAGGAATGATTCCCCGTTTCATTAGTGATGGCATATATTTCTTGTGACGATTAACTAAATCAGCAGTCTGCCCAACAGTGTATGCTCTTTCTCTTTTATTTTTAAAATCACTAATTAAACAACTTTCAATCTGATCTTTATTAATATTGTAAACAGACATTATACCGTTAGAATGATTGTAGTGATGAACTCTAACTAGGTCCCCATTAAGAAACCAAACCTTTTTATTGCCCTGTATTACAGGTGACTCATTGTACTTTTCGCTCTCAACTGTTCCCTTTTTAATAGCCATTGGCCCTCCTGAGAATTACTAGGTGGATGAAAGAATTTTCTCATTCCACAGAGAATGCAGTATAGTTCTAGATTATTTATTTCTGTGTACTGACGATCTATAAACATTCTTCCATTACATTTTATACATTTAATCACGAGTTTGCTATTCCAACTGCTATTATGTTGATACCCATTGTTGTTTCTCCTCCAAGATTAAACTTGACGGTTCCTTCTACCTTTGATGTTGTTATGCTGTTAATAGTTACTGTAACATCTTTTCCAGAATCATTAACACCTTTGTTAAATGCTGTTGCTGTCACAATTGGAGGATATTGAAATTCTTTTTCAAAAGAATGTGACCAAGGCAGAGAACTTCCTGCTGCTTGCAAAGAAGAAGGAGAAACCAGTTCATACCCACCAATTACATTTGCTGCGGATGTCTTTGTAGTTTGTGGGCCATTTCTTTCTGTGTCAACGACAAGATATCCTATTTTAGAAGGTGCAACCTGAGTGTACAACTCGTTAATAGATTGAACAATTTGATAAATATATGTTACATCTAGCGGTTGACCACGCTCTGGTAAAGGTAAAATTGACATACTATAATTATACCAGACTCACGATTCCAGAATCATAAACCTCTATATCACTGTTAAGTTTTGGATTGATCGATGATCTCTGAGCAATTACCCTAACGGACTGTGTGCCGTTTTTTAAAAACGAATAACTTTGTGATCCAGTCGAACCTACATAGGTTGGAACTGCTCCATCAAAACCCGCAAAAACATCGTATAATATCTGTGTTGAAATTTCACTAGTAGACCAGTTTACAAATATGCTATTTCCAATAACATTTACATCTCCTGGACCAACCAAAACAGCCTCTGAACCTGTAATAAATATTTTTGAGTATGCTGACTTTCTGTTTTTGTCTTCTGAAACAATTCTAAATCGAACCACTCTTGCATTCGACGATGTTACTTTTCCAAGCAATTCTTTTTTAATAATAACATTTTTTATTCCTTTGTCTGCCATTATCCAACATCCAAAGAAAATCTAAACTCAATATAGTTTGTTGTGTTTGCCGACTTTATGATTGGCTTTGATCCTACACTCTTAATAACAGAGTATCCAGTTAGCCCATAGAGAGAGTTTGTGGATGTTATATTTTCTAGTCTTACACCATCTAAGCATACATAAAATAAATCTGATGGAGATCCAGCCTCGGTAACACAAGAATATATCTTTGCTGTGGCAACTTCTCTCCAGTCAAACCCATCTGTCTTTTTTAAATCCTTTAATGCTTTTTTTGAAACAACATATCTATTTAAAGCAAAATTTATTGTTTCTGATGCAGTTCCAGCAGAGTATGCCTGATCATCAATATCAATTTCTAGTCTGGCATATTCTAGACTTGACCCTATTCCAGGGTGAGAAAACTCTAGCAATATTTTTACATTGTCTGGAACTGTGTTTGAGTTGGCAACTTTATTAACAACAGAAAATGCAAACCTTAATTCGTCAAGAGGGCTATTTTTTGTGAAGTCTACAGCGGTGTCGTTTAGCCTTATATAGTTTGACCCAGGCCCAACATGAATGCTTCCTGATTGATCAAGCGTAAGTGTAGAAGAGTTTCCAACCATTGCGATTATGTTATTTAGGAATCTACACCTTTCATTTCTTGCTATTCTATCGGACTGAGTAAATATTCTGTTGTCTGCATTTGTTGCAAAAACACCCAAAGTTTGATTTATCACTCCATTGTCAGAGTCTCCATCTAAAGGCGTATAGACTGGCTCTATCTCTACAGCGGGTGACCCAACAGCCTGATATAGCCAATTATCTGTTTCTGCAAAAGAATATATATTTCTACTATCAAATGAACCAGCAACTGGGTTTCTTGCAGCAGAAAAAACTCCTACCTCAGTTATCTCGTATCTCTCTTCTGTTGGCAATTCTGCTGTCAATACTACCTTGTCAATACCGTCTTCATTTACAAAGCCTCTGGAAATAATGGGTACACGGAACATCTCAAAATCTAAAGACTGTTTTAGTGAGTAGTTACCCAACTGCCCATCAGAAGCCACAGGGTTGGGCCCACAGCCCACAGCAATGTGTGACGCATATGATTGTGTCTGTCCAACAAGATACTTGGCTAAAAGATTTTTACCTATATTAGTTATCATTAATTGCTCCCAGTATATATTGTATCATTAAAAATATCTCCACTAGAAAGAACCTGAACCTCTGCCTGCTCATTTTCTTTAACATTGACTAAATTAATAACCAAATCTCCAGTTATGGGGTCTATGTAGACCGACTTACAGTTTGGAGTTTTTGTCCACTTTGTTTTATCTTGCTCACCTGGGTTATTTGCTGGTGGAGATATGTCGTATCCAGTTCCACAAACTGGAAGATGGTCAAAAATAGACAAAGATAAAGACTTAAAGTATGAGTCGGATGACTGTAGCCTTAAAACGTTGTTTGGGTTATATTGCAAATATAGATCTGTCAAGTTTTTAATTGGTGAGTAAATTACTTTTTGACCATTGACTAAATCGTGTCTTGATATGACGGCGAGTTCGTATCCACCTATATCTTCAAAAACCAGATCTGTCATTGTCTCAATAGACATAACCTCTTCATCAAAAATAATTAGATCTGGAGTTGCAATTTTTATCGAAGAGTTATCTGCTTGTACTGTTGGGTCTGGCAATGCTGCTTTTGCATCTACTCCGCCATTAATTGGAATTGACATTACAATACCTCACTTAAGAATACGGTCATTTCTGGACCATCAGAACTTCTTGAAAACTCAATATTATATACAACAAATCTACTTGCTGTATTTGATGCCATACTTATTTCATTTTCTTTATAATCTAAAGTAACTATATCTCCAAGTTGTATTGTTGGTATTGAAAATATTTTAACACCAACAGATTTTCTTGGCTTAGAAGTTTTTTCAATCATCCACTTCATTAGTCTTGATGCCTCATCTTGTGACTGAATGTACGGTGTTTCTAGTGTAAAGTCTTTTTTGCCATAAGTCATCCTACTAAGTTTGATGTCCTGGTAGTCTTGCTTAAATTTGAAAGGATTTGAAATTAATTTGTCTGCAACAAACTGTGGATTTGACTCTGTGCTATTATTTTTAAAATATTCGTCAACTGTTAAGTTGTTATTGGATTGCTGAGTAAAGGTAATTCCTTGAATTCTTAAATAGTTACCACCTGTCTCATCTAGGTTTAATGCGGTGTCTGTTGCGTTAAATATTAAAAACTCTGCACCGTAAGATCCTGCACGAAATCCAGAAACAACATAACCCTTTGTCTTATTAAAAGTTGGAGAAATTTTTGCAGTCAATGCTGGATATGCTTTATCATATTTAAAATTAAACGCTGCTGCTTCTCTCATTATGCTTCCAAACTCCTCAAAGTATATCTTATACTTTGGTGCTTCTGATGAACCAATACCAGATAGGTAGGTATTCTGTACTAAACCACTTATGGCATATTTTCTAAATGACTCATTTACATCTATATCTTGATCACCAAATACTGAGTTTACTGGTGCATCTAAAGAAAACGCTGTGTTCTGAGAATAGTTATTTGATAACGCATAAACATTTTCAAACATTGCTCTTGAAGAGCCTCTTGTAAATAATGCAAGACTGTTGTATACTGGCAGAGGCTCTATGTCATCAACTGTTTTTATCATCTTTCCATTGATATATAAATAGAATCTACGCACATTTCCTATGTCTTCATACTCAACTGCTAAATCATATACCGTTGGATTTTCTTCAGCAAACATTCTTGATTGACCAGTAAACCTTCCATCGTCTACTGTAATTTTTGCAAGACCATCATACAAAACAATTGGCACGGCTTTTCCATTGTTTGATTTTATTTTATAAAAGAAAACATTGCTAACGCTTTGTCTATCTTCTTCTGACAAACTGTCTAAGCCAAGTGCAGAAATTTCAAAATAATACCCTACATTTGTAGACGTATTTAGCATTACTGCTATGCCAGCAGATCCGCCAGTAACGTTAATATTTTTATCTGGAGTAGATCCATTAACTACGTAAAGGTTAAACGCTCCGTTTGCAGTTTGTCCTGAGTCCTTACTGCTCTCTATCTTGCCAATAATTCTTAACCTTGTTCCAAAGTGCTTATACTTTGTATCTGGTAATGACTTATGAACATATGATATAAAATTTCTTGGTTTTTCTTTTGTTGTAAAGTTTGGACCAGTTATAGAAAGCGCAGAAGCCTGAACAGAACCTGGCCTTGGCTGTGTGTTAGTTGTTATTTCACCAGCCATTACTGTAGACATAAAATTTTTAATTAGACCAGTTCTAGAAGATGTTCTTGAAAGTGCGTCAGAAGATATATTGGCATCTGTTGTCTTTCCTGCTGAGCCAAGCGTTGTTGTGGGCAGTGGGGTTTTCTTTTCAAACATATATTCTGCAGCCATATAACAACCCTTGACATTATCATCAGACTTCCAATATTCAGATATTCCAGCAGGGTGTGCAACTACTGTAGTGCCAAATTGTCCACGACCATGCTTTACTACTGGACCATTTTGTAGTTTAATAACTCCAGACTGCTCAAAATATTTTGGTTCAGAATAAATTCTTACAAGACCAGTAGGATATATTTTTCCATTAAATGGTAATTTAGAAAAATAATTTTGATAGTCTTCTGTAGAAGTTATCCATACATTTCCAAAACCAGTAACGTTATACTGAACTGCATCATATCGGATTATTTCTCCTTGCGAATAAAAGTAACCATTATATCTTGTAATCCAGTATGCTGCCTCACCAAGACTAAATGTATTATTTGTAACAATGTTATTCTTGACAACTGGAACATCTGCAGAAAGATCAGAGTTAAGTGGAATTGCACTAAGCACATATGATGATTGTGTATTTACCTCATTATTAATCGATTTTGTATTTTCTGTTCCAGATACTTCCCATAAAAGAGCAGGTTTGTATGTATAAATTCTTTCATCATCTAAAAGGCTTGCTTGTCTTATAGAGCCAACAGACCTTTGTATGTGTCTGACAGTATAGTTAATTACACCGCCATTGTAGACATTGTTTGCTTGTGTGGAGACAGATATAATATTGGCAATCTTTGCTTTATCAGCAGTTTTATTTTTAATTTCTCTTTCTTCAAACAAGTCATTAGTTCCTTTTAGTTCAAAAGTAGTTGGTCTTTGATCTTTGGTTGGCATAATGTAGTCTTTGCTCATCATCACAAAGTTATTATATTCATCAAAGAACATTGCCGTTTGAGTTGATATTGCTAAGTCCTGCAAAATCTGTGCAACGCTTTTATCTGGAGCAACAAAGAAATATGGAATTATTATTTCTTTTTCATTTTCAACTCTTTTGAATGTATAGTTAGAAAACCCAATATGGTCTAGCAACAGGGAAACTGCCGAACTGACAGAAACTTCTGTCATCAATATCTGAGGCGCTGTTATAGACTCTAGATACCAGTACAGATCTCGCAATGAAAGAGAGACGGTTTTACTCATAAGATCTTGTTTTGGAAATGCATCTGAGTACAGTGTCTTTATTGGAACGTAGTAGTCCCAGCCAGCAACATCTACAATTACTTCATAAAATTTAAACTGAACATGCCTATTTATATATTTGGCAATAATGCTTGATGAATTGTTTTCATTAAATGCCTGATCATAATCAAAAATATTAATGTTTCCGTTTGAAGCAATCAACTGTCCAACTGGCAAACCACTTAGACCAAGATCTGATGCGCTCTTGTTGATTGAGTAGTCCAAGGTCTTATCAGAAACATTAACAACTAATCTTGGAGATATTTCTATAAGATCGAATGTTGCGTCTTTTGCATTCATTGAATCTACAACAATTCTAATTCCAGAAATATATTCAAACTCTCTATACTGTGTTCTTCCGTCTAATGCTCTTGTAAATACGCTTGGAGAAGTTGCATCTGTCACAAAGTTAGTAAGTCTATTAACAGTCTCATCCTGCACATACCAACCATACTTTGGAGTTATTTCAGTATAGTCTTCGCCATTCCAAATATAAAATTTACCTAAAGAGTTTTCATTTTCTTTTATAAGATAAGCGTAACCAATCACTGATTGCTCTGGAAGAAGCGATATACTTGCATATGTTTCTGCAAAAACAAAAGTCGATCTCCACTCATCAGGAACAATTAATCCATAGGCAATTTCAACATACCCATCGCTTTTTATAATTGGTGATCCATCTGATCTAACTATAGAAGGATTAAATGATAAAACGTCTTCCCAATTGTTATCTTTTAAAAATTGAATTTTCCATCTGCTTGGAACTTTTTTCTTTAAGTCTCCAAAAAATGGGTCATCCTTAGAACCAGTTGCTGAAGAAAACGGACCTAAATTTTCTGTTCCAGTGTGAGTTTGCATCTTAACAACAATCCTATTTGTTGGAACTCTTTCTTTATAGACTACAAATGGACAAGCATCTTCAATAGAGTTTTGAGATCCTCTTACCTTAGATGCAATTCCATACTCTGAAATACTATCAATAGATCCGAGTTTTGATTTATTATCTCTATCTACAAATATTTGAGAAGAACCATATCCTAGTGACCCATTATTGTATGTATACTTATATGTTACCTCGCTTCTATAAGAAGTCCAATATTTAAACTTATCATTTTTATCTGCCATGTAATATCTTGGTCTGTCTGCCATGAAAAGGTTAGGGTGATGCAGCGAGCCATCTTTAAAAAATACAGCCTTATTGATTCCAGATCTTGGTCTAAACTGCTCAAAGCATGCCTCTAAAGAATATAGAGTCTTTAACTTTTCTTTCTTAGTTAAAAATGTTGTTGGTATATCATCGTTATCAAAAACGCCATCAACCAATACGTCTGCGTCAGTTGCACCAGTGTAAAAGTTGCCAGCATCATTAATATCAAAACTTGTTGGAAGTGATGAATATATTGAATCAGACTGTGTTGGTCTATACCTATAGTTTCCAATATGCTTTATATTGGTTGGTATATTCATATTCCATTCTGCTGTAATTATTGACTTGTTACGTACCGTCGAAGAAGTCTCCAAAAATGTTTGCAGGTCTTTATCTTCAAACATTATACCTCTTCCAGACTTATTGAGACATTCCAGTAGTCAAAACTACTTCCTCGTTTTTCAACAGAGTATGAAAAATCACTGATAAACATTTCAACAAGTTGGTTGTATTGTCCAAGGTGGTCGTACGGGTCTGGTGTTCCTTTAAAAATACCTTTTCTATCATATGCAAGAAATACCCAGAAAGAGCCTTTGTGTGAGTCGTACCACTCAAGCATATCTGCTCCACCTGCTCCGCCATCTGTTGTATAAGACTTGTATGGAGATAGTCCAGTTACAACATCAAACGAAGGAACGTCTGCGTGAGATCTAGATGGAATCATGTTCCAACTTGTGCTTAATGTGAGTTTATCTGCAATATGATATGATCTCATACGGCCATTGATCATTCTTTCTCGCTTCTCAATTCTTTCTTGTGAAAATTCAATTGGCTGCCTATTATCGTCAGTAATCAACAAAAATTGATCTAGTAATGTTTGATCTTCAACGCTTTCTGGGTCAACACCAATTTCATAACCATTTGGCACATACAATCCATTTTTAAGGGTGCCAGAATTTTCAGACCAAAGCATTCCGTTAGGCCTGTTGTATTTTTTACGACCACGTATATACGTTACCCTAGGGTCTATCTCTTCATCGGCCATTTAATGACACTCCTCTAATTCTTCTATCATCAACACGCTTAATAGTTGACATTACTGCCTGTGCAATATCGTTTGGATTTGCGTCTGTCTTAGCATTAACTGTTAATGTATATGTATTATTATACACTGTACCGCCAATTGAGTCACCATTATTAATCTTTCTCATATTGTCTACTCCATATGAGTCTACTGCATACTTGCTCATAATAAATTCTCCTGGGGTTAGCATTGCTGGCACTGTATCTGTACCCTTTGCAAAACCACCAACAGCAAAGTACTTAGGTATTAGACCACCCATAGAGTAGCCCTTTCCTATTCCTTTAGGCATTGAGAACAGCGACTTTGGAGCGGCTGCTGCTTTCTTTTGTGCTGCTGCTTTTTCTGCTGCATCTCTAACAGCCTTCTCTTGTGCAAGCATTCCTGGTGTTGGCTTTAGTGCATTTTGAATTGCTGCTGCATTTTGCTGGTCATACAAACTCTTTAGGTGAAGCCCTGGTGTTGTTCCAGCATTCTTTGTTACTTCTCTAACATTCATGTTTTGATTAAATAGCATCAAATTCTTTTTAGCATCTTGAGCAATTTTGTCTAACTCCTCTCTGTGCAAAAGAGAACTGTTATAGAAAGGATCTTTCTTTTGTATCTCTGCCAGGGTTGGCTTTGATGTTGGTGGTGGGGTTGGATCAGCATTACCCTTTTTTGTAGGTGTTGTGGCTGAATCTCCACCTGGACAGTTTCCTGGGAAACCACTTGATGGAACGTTTCTTCCTAACGAAGGACAGAAAACCAAGGCTTCTGGGTTTGGATTTCCTGAAGACTCTGCTCCTGGACAGTTGCCTGGAAAACCAACTGTTGGAACATTTCTGCCAAGTGACGGGCAGTATGTTAGTTCATTTCCTGGTCCTGGGATAGGAGTAGGATCTGCTGGTACTGGGTCTTCAAAGCCTCCTGCTGGTAATATAATATCTACCTTTTCATTTTTATATGCATCAATAAGAGGCTGAATAATTTTTTCTGCATTGTCTATTGCTTGCTGAGACCTAGCATTGTTAACTCGTGCCTCATCAATTCTTTGTTGGTATTCTTCCCATTTTCTTCTAACCTTGTCAAGTTCCTTAATTTGATCTCTAAGAACTATGTTCTTTTTTCTGATTTCTTCTTCTGGCTTTTCAATATCTTTTTCTTCTAAGTCAAAGATATAATCTTCTAAAGCCTTAATTTCTTGCTCTAAAACTTTTCTAGTTTTTCCACCTGATGTTACTTTTGATAGTTCATTTTCTCTAGCCTTTTCTAATGCTTCTCTTTCTTTTGTCACTGCATCTTCTGCTGCTTGTGCTCTCATTTCTTGAGCAGCCTTTGCTGCTGCTGCAATGTCTCCAGAAGTTAATGCCTCTGCAAGACTTAATTGACCCTTTTGCTGTTGCGAAATTGCAGCGTTAGCCTTTTCAACTTCGTCCAAGGCCTTAATTCTGTCGTCATATTTTTCATTAATTTTTTCTTCTTGCTTTTCAATTGCTCTTAATGCTGCTTCTTTGTCATCAATTTTATACTGAGCCTCATCAATTTTATCTTGTGCAGCGTCAATTGTTGCTTGCAAACCCTCTGTCTCTGCATCAAATTTTAATGTTAGTCTTTTTTCTTCAACGTCAACTCTCTCCATTGCTGTTGAAAAACCTTGATCAAATATCTTTTGCATTCCTTCAATAGAAACAGCATCAATCTGCAACTGAATTTTTTCTTTGTTTAATGCCTTCTTAAGAACATCCAAGAACCTTTGGTATCCTTCAGTTCCTGGTTTTACACTTGACAAGTTAATTAATGCTTTTTTAAGGTTTTCGCTTTGCATAATTGCATTAAGTTGCTCCTGTGTAAACACACCCATTACTTCGGTCAGTCTTTGCAAAAGTGCAACATTATCATCTAGCATTGTTTCTTCAGCCTGTAATGCTTCAAGAGCAAGGTAGTTTCTTTTTTCTGCAGTTGCTATTTTCCAAGCATCAGCAATCTGTTTTATTTGCTTATCATCTAAATCTTTATTTGCAATTGCTGCTGCAAAAGTTGCATCTGCTACTGCTTCTAGAGCAACAGACCCGTCAATGCCTGCTGCCTTTAGTCTACCTAATGCTGTAACCTGATTTCCAATTTGCTTAGCCATCTTTTCTTGGTCACTTACAAACTCTCCAAGTTTGATTGATTGTAGTGCGTCTTGAATACTTTGAGCATTATCTTTTAATCCTGAAATGTTTCCATTTTCATCAAAGTTAAATAATTTATCTTTTTGTTCTTCATACTCTGCTGGATCCATACCTGTTATAAGATCAATTAGGTCTTCTCCCGCTCCCAGTTTTCTCATATCATTTTCAATACCGCTAAATATTCCAATAGTCTTTTTTCCACCAAACAGTTTATTTAGTGTCTTAGATGATGCCATCCATCCTTCAGTAACCTTAATTTGATTTTTTCTTACATCTCTAAGTCTCTTGACCAAATCGTCCAGAGGAGAAGAGTCTACCTTGTCTTTGTCTCCAGTGCCAGGAACAACTCCAGTTGTCTTTTTGTCATCGACAATCTTTCCTTGTCTTCCAACAAGCCAGGCGTTTGCTTTTTTCTGAAGCCTTTTCTTTTGATTTGCTGCGCCACGACCCTTAAGTTGTGGAATTCCTTCTGAGGCAAGATAGGCAGAGAGGACATTCTTGTCTCCAGCAGCGACAAAATCAACAACAACGCTCTTATTAATTGTCTTAGATGTTCCCACCAAGGTTGTCCACAACTTATTAAACTCGTCTGAAGTCATGTCTCCAGTTATTCCCAAATCAAGAAATGCTTGCTTTGTTAGTTCTTCGCCTTTTATACCCTTTAGTCTCTCAGTTATAGCAACAACTTCTTTAACCTGAGATGCGCCATCATCATTAACATCAACGGTGATTCCATATTTTTGTTGCATATTTGAAAGAACAGATATAGCATTCATGTTTTTATCAAAATTCTTTGGATCTTTATTTAGAATATCCATAAAGATTGGAATATTTTGATCTGAGACTCCAGCCTTCATTAAAAGTTGCATAACTACGTTTGCATCTTCAGCACCCTGAGTTTCAACTAAAATCTTAAATTTACTTTGTATTTCTTTATTATTTGCTAACTTTGTAACAGTTATAGGGTCAAGCGCTCCACTTGCAAACTGAAGTTGAAGCATTGCCCTAAAGTCTTCATCTTCAATATCCTTAAGTTCTTTCTTTGCCTCTTCTGCAAAAACCTTCATTGGTCCTTCTTTATACATTGCATCAATTGATGCGTTAATTGCATTTGTAAATACGTCTGGGCCAAATGCATCCTTCTGTGCAATAAGAAGATTTAAGGCTTCTGCATTTTTGGCATTAAGTTTTACTAGTGCTGCTTCTCTTTCTCTTTCTATGCCTTGAATTTCTTTATCAGTTTTTGCCATAGAAACTTTGATGTCATACTGTTTGTTTAAAGAGTCTACGAGACCATTATTCATGGTTACCTGTTCTAGTCCAAGTTGAATTGCTGCTGATCCAAGTTTTTCATTTACCTGAGTTCTCTTGTTTTGATCAGACATTCCAGCACGAACTGAGTTGGCCCCTGCTGCTGTCATTCCAACGCCTGCAACTGCGCCTATTCCAGTAAATCCTGTTAGGGCAGCAGTTAGACCTCCTGCTGCTGCAAGAATTCCTCCACCTATAACTTGTCCAACATTTGTAAATGTTGTTGTACTAACCGATTGCTCTAACGCAGTCTTAAAAAAGTCTGCCTGTCTTTGCATTGACTCCTTTTGAATTGCAAGAGTAATTTTTAATGGGTCTGATGCAAGGTTTTCACCATTTGGTCCAAGAAGTGTTGTAAGTTTTCCACTGACAATTGCTGGTATTTCGTAACTCTTTAATTCCTCACCAAGGGCTGAAGATATACTCCGTGCTTGATCTGTTGTGATGATGCCCTGTACAATTGCGTATGCAAGACTGTTAGAAATGTTTGTTCCAATTTGCTGTATTCCTTGACCAGATGCTGCCTGCTTTTCAATATCTCCTAAAAGTGTTTTACCAAAATCGCTTTCAAGAACATTCTGGCCAAACTTTCTTTGTACTCCGCTTGCTCCAGTTAATGTATTTTGACGCTTTCTATCTGCTGCCTCTGTTGCACTAACTTTTCCAGTTATCTCTGAAAGGTTTTGAAGTTTTTCAGATGTCATAGTCATTGACTGTGCAAGATCAATTCCTGCTTGTCTTGCTTTTTTAATACTTTGATTGAAGAAGTATATTGCTCCAGCAATTGCTCCAAGTGCAACAACTGCAATACCTATACCGCTTGTCAACAAAGGCATAATCATTGAAAGAGCCATCATTGGCATCATTAGTTTTTGTGCTGCATCTCCTACAGCCCCAGGTATCATGGAAGCACCCATCATGACTCCAGAAGCAGCCATCATCTTGCCACCTGCACCCATTCCAGTTCCTGAATTTTTTCTTTCTGCTCTTCTATCTTTTATCTTTTGAGAAAGTGTTGACATTCTTGAAGATGGTGTTTGATTTTTAGCGGAGTCTGCTGCGCCAGACGTAATTACTGATGCTGGGTATCCTGACTTTTGTGCAAGAGCACTTTTCTTTTGCTGTCTTTCTAGTTGTCTTCTTAATGACTTTTGATTAGCATCAATTGGTCCCGTGCCATAAAGTGCTGTTCTTGATGCTGCAGCCTTTGACTGTGATCCCTGAACAGTTGCTGCCCCAAGTGCTTGCCCTGTTGCTTTTGCATCGTCAATATATTCTCTTGCTCCAAGAATTAGTCCAGCGCCTGCATCCTGTCCTACCTTACGCATTTTTCGTGATGGAGATTGTGTTTGTAGTGCTAGTGCTGCTGCGTTTGGCAACTCTTCTGCAATAGCCTGAATAGCCTTTTGATTTCTTATTGTCAATTCTCTCAATTGCTTAGGCTGTCTTGCAAGAACCTTTTCTCTTGCTAATGCTCCCTGGCCAACTGCGTCTGCATACATTATAAAGTTCTTGCTTGTTCTTTTTTCAATCTCAGCATTTGTTCTTGAGTCAACAGCAATCTGTCTAAGAGCCTTGCCCTGAATAGATAACTGCTCTTCTGTTAATGCAACACCATTATTGATATTTGTCATAATGGATGTAATCTGTGCTTCTGTTGCTCCAGTTTTTACTAAATACTCTTGATACAACTTTCTATATCTTTCGGACTTCTTAAGGCTTTCAAGGATTGAGTTGTTTTCTGCACCAGTTTGTGGAGTCCATACCGCACTATTCCATGCTGGAGACTTCATACCAGTCTTTGCGCCTGTCTTTACTCCCTTTTGTTCCTTTGAAACAGCAACAGTGTGTGATCTGTCTATCTGTGTAGCATTAGCAATCTGTGACTGCGTTGCGCCATACTGTTCCATTGTACGTCTTATCGCTTTTGCTGATGCTCTTGCAGGAGCCATTTCTGCTGCTGCAGCGACTGCACCACGCTCTCTTCTTAGTTGATCTGCTGGGCTTCCTAGAGACTTAGGTGCAGCATATGCACCTCCGCCACCTACTCTTTTTTCAGACTTAGATGCAAACTCTTTGCCTAGATCTGCAACTCTTCTGCCTTGTTCTTGAGCAATTCTTCTAACTTCTTTAACAAACATCTTTGTGCTTATCTTTGTTTCTGATGCAAGATTTTGTAGTGCCTGAGCAATTATGTCATCAACTACTCCAATGCTTCCATTTACTTTTGCCTGAATTGCATTAATAGTTTGTGATCCTGCGGGAAGTTCATAATCGCTGCCACCAAACTTTACGGATTTAGAACCAACAACTCCAGCGTTCTTGTAGCCAGGGATATTGTCTGCAATTAAACCCTGAACAAGTCCAGGATACTTTTTAACAACTTCTGCAGATATAATTGCTTCGCCATTAGATGCCATGATTGGAACTGAGTCAGACTTAGGACCACCAGGACCAGAAATGATTCCGCCCTCTGCAAACTTCTTAGGAACTGCTCCAGGTCGTGCTGCGCCTGGCATTCCAAATGCTCTCTGTGCTGCCATTGCCCTTTGATACGCCAAAGCAAGTGCCCCCACTGCTGATGCCTCAGATGTAAATGTTTGCCGTAATCTTTGATGAACCTGATCAAGAGATGCTGCTACTGCAGATGCTTCTAGTTGTTCTTTAGTTAAATAGTTTGTCTGCTCTCCAAGAATCTGGGTAGAAGATCCTGCCTTCTGAAATCCACCTCTTAGCGTTGCAAATAGTTTAATTATATTTGCAATACCGTTAGCAAGCAAACCAAAAGACATAAGCGCAATTGGTCCAACTGCTCCAAGTGCTACAGTTAGTATAGTTATAAACCTTTTGCTACCGTCCCCAAGATCATTAAACTTATCTAGTATCTTTGCAGCAAATTCAACAATTGGTGTTAGTGCTTTTAAGAACTGCTCTCCAACTGGAGCAAGGGTTACCTTTAGGTCTTCAATT